CGGCTTTCCTCGAATCTGAGGAGATCTGCCGGGCCACGAATGAGCGCTTGGATCAGTTCTATGATATGCCAGACACCACATGGTTAAGGCGTAAAGTAGAGCGCATGGAGTCTATAATAGATTCCGTGTTGGGCGATCGACACGCGTTCATCGAGGTTTTACCCTCTTTGATACGGGTGACTAACGGCGCAACTGCGTCCCATCCACGTAGTAAAAGTGGAGGAGCAGCGAGGCTCAAAAGGACCATGTATGCCACCGAAAGGTCGCATGCATACCTCCGAGCTTTGGCTGCATTCTGGGGTTATACCATAAACTTCAGGAAAATCCATCACAACCGCGTGGAACTCGTACCCAAGAACTGGAAGACGCACAGGACGATAGCGTGCGAACCTGAGGGCAATATTGCTCTCCAGCTAGCATTCGACACGTTCTGTAAGCGCCGTTTGAAGAGTCGACTAAACATCGACCTTTCGGACCAGTCCAGAAATCAGCGTTTGGCTTTTGAGTCTTCGGTACACGGGAAACTGTGTACTGTTGATTTGAAAGCCGCCAGTGATCGTTTGTCCTTGAATGTTGTTCACCTACTCTTCAAAAGGGAGTGGGTGGATTTCTTCTTGGATACGCGGTCACCTTGCTGGAAAGATAAGAGCGGGGTCTTGCGACCTTACTCGAAGCTTTCTTCCATGGGGAACGGTTACACGTTTACTGTGGAGACGTTGGTTTTTGCTGCAGCGTGTAAGGCGTTAGGTAGTCGAGCGTATTCGGTGTACGGTGATGATATCATCATCGAAACCGAGTTGTTCGAAGACTTGATGACCTTACTCACTTACCTAGGTTTCGAAGTAAACAAGGAGAAGTCTCATGTTGAGCTACCCCGGTTATGCCCTTCCGTTCGAAATAGCGGACGTCATGATACAGCGCACTTTTCTCAGAACTGGTCTGTGCCAGGTTTGCCGGAAATATCCGGTGAACTTGCACAACCTGCTGAGGATGGTCGCAGATCTGACGTCAACGATGTCGGTGGAGGAGCTTCTAATCGAGGCGAATCGACATGGCATCTCGCGCGTCTCATTCTATCCATGCCCCAACCTTTCGCTCCTGAAGGAGTACAAGGCGGGCAAGAGCGTAATACTTCGTGTGACAGCGGTGTATACCGTGAATCATGTGGAGTACACGCTTTTGGTGGATATGAGATAACGCCCCGTTTCGTCAAGTCCTTGCGGACGAGACGAGATTGGGTCTTGCTCGTCAATAATATGATGAGCTTCGGAGCACCAGGGGGAGCCGTGTGGAGATATGCGAGGTCAATAGTGACTTCGCTTAACCTTCCATGCGGTCCTCTGGTCCTGGACCCATGTGCGTGTGTCTTTATAGACACGCATACATGCTACAGGCTAGGCCTCATACGCACCGTAAAAGCATTCGGACCATGGCAGCCCGCCTTTAAGGGTCTCGTTGAGAGATCCAAATTGGTAGGTTGTTTTGATTCGCGTGCCCTCTTCCTATGGCACTTACACCGTAGGAATCGGCCGTATGAGAGCAGTTGGCGTACACTCGGAACCTACAAGTGTAGGACCAAGTGGATGAGGTATTACCCAGTAATGGG